TAGAAGATTTACCTATTTTAGTATCATTACCCTGACTATTTGATCCGCCAAAATAAACACAATGTTGTTTCATTATGTTTAAAGACATAATTAACCTTTAAGTTTAATATAAAAAAAATATTAATATTAATCAAATTTATTAATCAAATAAACATTCTTGTTTATATATAGGTTTTTCTTTTTTAGTTTTCCTTGATTTATAATCTGTTTTTTCATCATTATCATTTTCATATAAATGAAATTTCTTTTTTTTATATAGCGATATTCTTTTTGTAGATTGTTTCTCGAAATTTTCGATATTAACATCTATAATATCACATATTAATTTATGAAATTCACCATATTTTCTAAATATTCTACCGATTGACTGTTCTACTGAACTAACCGGACTTGCTAAAATTACTGTATCTAAACTTGGTATATCTGCTCCTTCTGAAAACATCTGATATGATCCCAATATACATCTTAATTTTGATGTTTGTTCTAATATTTCAGGATGTATACCTCCTATATATAATCCAGATACTTCTGATCCATAATGTTCATTAATTTTATTCATCATGGATTTTAAATGTTCTCTTCTTTCTGATAAAATTAATATAGTCCGACCTTCATCATAATATTTATATAAATAATTTAATATCATATTAGTTCTAGGTAAATATTCACATATTTGATTAACCATTTTAGGACGACATATTGTTCCATTATATATTGTTTGTTTCTTTGAATATTTTTCATCATCACAATCATATTTAATTAAACGTGTTTCCGTTTTATGTTCAGTAATTTCTTCTGGTGCTTCATATACAGTATCACCCAAGAACATTTTAAATACATGGTGAGTATTATCTTGTCTTTTGATAGTTGCTGATAAACCTAGTATATATTTTGGTGATATTTTTCTCATAGCTTTTGAGAATACCTCGGCACTTAAATGATGACATTCATCCCAGATTGAGAAACCAAATGTTTTAAATAAATCTTCATCATATTCTTTTTGCGAGAGGGATTGTAACATCGCAAGTACTATATCTTTTCCATCAACATCTATTGTTGTTCCTTGAATATATCCTATGCTAGCACCTGGTATGAACTGAGAAATTCTCTCAGCCCATTGCGTCATTAGGAAACTTTTATGGACAACTACTATTGTTTTCTTTTTAAGTTGACATGCTAAATTTAACGCCAGGACTGTTTTCCCTCCACCACATTTTAATGATATAATTCCACCACCTCTTTCCTTCGCAACTTTTAAATATGCTTCTGCAATAGGTTTTTGTATTTCTCTTAAATCACCTTTAAAATTTAAATCAGCATATTCACCATCTGGTAATTTATCAGTATCAGGTTTTCCAAAATTATCAATCCCATAAAATCTAGGTATATAAAATGCTTTTGGTGATTCACATAATATATTAAATTTTTTATCTTTATTTTGCTGATTCTTTACTGGATCATAAACATAAGGTATTATTAATAAATCTTTTTTTATTTTTTGAATTTGAGAGGGGTTTAAATCTTTCTTTTTTATCTTATATCCGTATGAAGTTACGGAAGAATTCATCTTTATATTATTATAACTATATATTTAAGTATCAAATTTAATGTCTTTTTCTCATATGTTTATTATATTTCTTTAAATCCCTAAAATATATTTTACATTCAAAACAATAATATATTTCAAAATAAAGTTTCTCTTTTTTTTTTAAACAATTAAAACACATTATTTATATAATTATTTAAAAAAATAATCTCATATATATATATGAAAATGGGAAAAAATATGATTTTAGATCGATATATAAATCATCATTATGAAGCGAATGAACAATATGATAAAGCGGTTATATTAATGCAAGTAGGATCATTTTCAGAAATATATGGTACTCTTGATAATAAAGGTCCTGATTTAAATGATATATCTAATATTACAAATTGTTCTATCGCTATGAAATCAAAAGATAGTGGTAATGCTCATTATATGATAGGTTGGCCGAAAATAGCTGATAGTAAATATATCCCTATTTTACTTGATGCCGGATATCATATTGTTATTATTGAACAAAAAGATGATTCTCCATCAACACATATTGTTAGAGAAATAACTAATATTATTTCATCAGGAACTGCTCTCGATTATAATACGAATGATACAAATAATCTTATGAGCATTTACATTGAAAATTATGATAATAATGACAAAACATTTCATGGTTGTGGATTATCTATTATTGATTTAGCTACTGGTAAGAACTACATAACTCATATATTAGATGATTTGAATAATAATCACTCATACAAAGTTGTTGTATCGCATTTTATGAATATTTATACTCCAAGCGAGGTAATTATACATAATGCTAATCACGACTTAAGTAAAAATGATTATATCCAAAATTTCAATATTTCACATGAGAATGTATCTGTTAATTTTTTTAAATCAGTCAAAAAATATGAAAAAATCCAATATCAAAATGATTTCTTAAATAAGATTTTTAAATTTACAAATATGTGTTCTGCTATTGAAAATATTCACTGTGAAACTAAACCTGAAACAGTTTTATCATATATTTTATTACTTGAATATGTTCATCAACATAGATCAAACATTATTGAAAATATCGATAAACCTGAACATCTAGAAAATATTTCGTATCTTAATTTAACAAATAATTCTATTAGACAACTTAATATTATTTCTAATTCTAACAACTATAAAGGAAGAAATGATTCTCTAATCACAATATTAAATCAATGTAAAACTTCATTAGGAAAAAGACTTATTCGCGAACGGTTAACCCATCCTATGATTGATCCTGATAAAATTCAAGAATCATACGATTTTATTGATTTATTTCTAAAAGACGATTACTATATTGATATCAGAGAAGTTATTTCAAAAATATCTGATTTAGAAAAATCTATNCGTAAAATGGGACTAAATATGTATCAACCAGAAGACTTATTTTCTGATATAATTTCATTTAAATTCATTGATAATACTCTCAAACTATTAAAAGATAATAAAGATATTTCTGATAAATTCTGTAATTATNATNANTCTATTTCNAAATATTACGAATTTATTGATGAATTAAATAATATTTTCGAATGGGATAATTTTAATAGCGTTAATAATAATAATATAATTGAAAGAAGTTTATTTAAAAAAAATCTTTTTGATGAAATAGATGATATTGATAAAGAAATTTTTGAAAATAAAAAAAAATTAGATTTCGTTTGCGAAAGATTTTCTAAATTTATTGATCAGAAATCAAATACAACCTCTTTACCCATTAAAATTGAATATTCTGATAAAGAAAATTTTTATATTTATACAACTACGAATCGTGGTCTTAAATTAAAAGAAAGATTTAAAAACCTTAACGGTGATAATATTATTGTTAGAGATGATAATACAAATGTATTATTTACTATTGATACATCTACCATATCATTTAAATCTGTTAAAGGTGGTAATGTTAAAATTGATCTAAATGAAATAGCCGTTATATCTAATAATCTTATTAAATTAAATAAAACATTATCTTTCTTAAATGACAAATATTATAATAAAACAATTAGTGATTTATATAATAAATATAGTATTTCTTTAAAAGAAATATCAAAAATTATCGCAGAAGTGGATTTCTATTCAAATGCCGCTCATCTATCTGTTAAAAATAGATATCATAAACCATCTATTGTTAAATCAGATAAATCATTTGTAAATGTAACTGAATTAAGACACCCTATTATTGAACTAATCAATGATAAATACGAATATATTACAAATGATATGTGTTTAGGTAAAGGACATGATGGTATACTTTTATTTGGAACAAACTCTTGTGGTAAAAGTTCATTGATGAAAGCACTAGGTCTATCTATTGTAATGGCACAAGCTGGTATATTCACACCATCACTAAATTTTGAATTATCACCTTATAAAAAATTATATACAAGAATATTAAACACAGATAATATATTCTCTGGACATAGTTCATTTGTAGTTGAAATGAACGAATTAAGAGATATTATGTATTCAGCAGATAAAAATAGTATTGTATTGGCTGATGAACTTGCTATTGGTACTGAAACTACATCGGCATTATCAATTGTATCATCATCTATTAAGTTATTATGTGATAAACAAGTTTCATTTATATGCACATCACATTTACACCAATTAAATAAAATATCAACCATTAAAGATATTCCAAATTTAAAAACATATCATTTAAGAATTTCAACTAATAATGATGTAATTATTTATGATAGAAAATTAGAAGAAGGTTCTGGACCAGCTATATATGGATTAAGTGTTTGTCAAGCACTAAATATGGGTTCAGATTTCTTAACATTAGCCAGACAAGTTCAAATGGAAATTAATGGCGAAACTAATAATGTATTAAATGATAAAAAATCTGTTTATAATAAGACAGTTATTATGGATAAATGTTCCATGCCTATGTGTGATTGTATGGCAGAAGAAACACATCATATCGCGGAACAAGTAGATGCTGATGATAATAATAATTTTGCTCACCATCACAAAAATAAAGCACATAATTTAATTCCTTTATGTAAAAAATGTCATGCTCAGATTACTTATGGAAATTTACATATTAAAGGATGGAAAGAAACATCCGAAGGTGATATATTAGATTATGTACTAATTGATAATAAACAAGAAAAGAAATCTAACAAAAAATATTCTGAAAAAGATATTCATTATGTAAATGAATATTTTAATAAATATAATGGTAGTTTATCTAAACAAAAAATTGTTGATAAATTACATGCCGATAAAAATATTAAAATAGGTATGCAAACATTTAATAAAATTATTAAAGGGGAGTATTAATCAATATCTGGATCAAAATCGTCTATGTTTATTGCTGAATTATTATGTAATATATTATTTGATTTTGAAAATTCTTGAATACCATTATCTGTTCCATTTGGACTAAAAGTTGTTCCTTTAATTAATAATCCATTTTCATAATTATATTTACTTGCTAAATAATATCCTATTTTAAATGCATTATTATTATTATAATTATAATGTTCTACTAATCCATCAAATAAACCTGCTTTAAAATTTCCTTTAAAATATTGTAATTGACTATTTGTAATACATGAATTGCTTGATTTACTATATAAAGTTCCTTCTCCATGATAATAACCATCTTTAAAATTTCCATCATATAATATTTGACCAGTAGTTGGACAATATTCAATACCTTCTCCGTCTCTTTT